GGGTGGTGGCAACGAGGAACGTGCGGTTTCGTTCCAAAATTTGTTTGCTTCAGGTGACACATTCAGTTTCACTACCGCATCAGGCACAACAGTCACGCAACAAGACTCACTAAAAATTGAAGCGGTGTATGCGTGTGTGCGCATGATCTCTGATTCAATTTCAACTCTGCCTGTTGACACGTTCTTGCGTCTTGATGGAACTCGTCGTCCGTTTCGTCCACGACCAGACTGGTTAGATAACCCTGAATCTGGTGTGACCCGCATCGAGCATTTCCAACAGGTTCTTGTTTCATTGATGTTGAACGGTAACTCGTTCACCCGCATCTTGCGCGACGATCAAGGTATCGCTGGTCTTGTTGTTTTGAATCCTGAGCGTGTTGAATGCAGTCGTGACCGTGAGACTCGTCGTCCGATTTATATTTATGAAGGCCGTGATGTAATCACAGCTGATAACATGATTCATATCACCGAACTTCGTTTGCCTGGTGATTTGCGTGGACGCTCCCGCATTGAACTCATCAAAGAAAACTTGGGGTTGGCTAAAGCGTTGGAGGAGTTCGCTGCACGATTCTTCGGTCAGGGTTCTTCAGCTTCCGGCATTATCGAGTTCCCTGGCAACTTGACCCGTGAGCAGGCTAAGGATTTGGTGTCAGGGTTTGAAGAAGGCCATAAGGGTTTGCGTCGTTCGCATCGTCCTGGTGTGTTGTTCGGTGGGGCGAAGTTTACGAAGACAACTGTGGATAATGATTCTGCACAGTTCTTGGAGTCACGTCGTTTTGCTGTTGAAGAGATTGCTCGTATCTTCCGTGTTCCTCCATCGATGCTTGGTGTGACTACGCCTGGTGCGATGTCGTATGCGTCGGTTGAACAGAACGGCATCCAGTATGTGACTCACACGTTGCGTCCGTACATTGAAAAAATTGAAGAAGGATATTCACGCCTACTTGCTGGTCGAGCATTCATGAAGTTCAACGTAGACGGATTGTTGCGCGGTGACCAAGCATCCCGTTACACAGCATTCTCAACTGGACTTCAGTCAGGCTTCTTGTCTATCAACGATGTTCATCGTCTTGAGGACATGGCTCCTGTTGAGGGTGGCGATGGTTATCGTGTTTCGCTTGCCAACGTGGATGTGAACGCTGCGAACTTGGCTGAGATGCAGTCAAAGGCTGAGATTGCTCAACGGTTGATTTTGACTGGCTTTGATCCGGCTGAGGTGATGTTGATGGTTGGGTTGCCTGCTGTGGCTCATACTGGTTTGCCTTCGAGTCAGTTGCAACAGATTTCAACTGTCGCACCACTTGACCCTCCTTCGGCTTATGATGTGACATGACTTTGAGTTCTTATGTTTACACGGTGAACACAACGCCTGTGTTGCTGGCTGATGCACCTATCAATCCTGTGAAGGTGACAATTCATAACAATAACCATCAGGCGAACTCGATTGTTTATTTGGGTGGTTCTGCTGTTACAACTTCAACTGGTTTGCATCTTGATCCTGAAGCAACTTTGTATTTTGTTTTGAATACCACCGAACAGCTCTTTGGAATTGCTGGCAGTTCGCTTACTTGTTCTTTGATTGTGCAGCCGTTCTAATGCCATATTTTATTTCAGACAAGAACCCTGATTGTTCTGGTTGGGCTGTTGAAAAGGAAGATGGCGAAGTCATGGGATGTCATCAATCCAAGCAGGATGCGGTGGATCAGATGGTTGCTATTTCTTTGGCTGAGGATATGGAACCAGGTGGTGAACGTGCGTTGCCAGATAACTATCGTCCCGCATTGGCTGAGGATGTTCCTGAAGGCCGTGCTTGTGGGAACTGTTACTTTTACGATGAGTCACGTCAGAACGCTGAGGGTGATAAAGCGTGGTGTGAAAAGTGGGATGACTTTGTTGATGGTGCCTACTATTGCAATGCTTGGCAAGTAGATGAGTCTGATGAGGAACGACAGGTTTCTTTGAACCTTCCTGCATATATTCGTTCGGCTGCGCGTAAAGGTTTGGAATATAACGCTCAAGGTTTGGCGGGTGACGGGCTAGTTGAACGGACTGTGCGTGAGGCTCGTTTGATGGCTGACGGTCAAATATCTGAGGACAAGGTGATCCGCTCGAATGCTTGGGGTCAGCGTCATCTGGTTGATTTGGATGCTTCACAGAACTCAGATTCAAATGATGAGGGTTTCCCAGGTGCTGGTGCTGTGGCGTTCTATTTATGGGGTATTGACCCACTTGATCCTGAACCTGCGATGACTTGGTTCGCTGGTAAAGCGCAGGCCATTAAGGACGATCAGGTTGGTGCGCAACGAACCGCCAATGCTCAAGATGTGGTCATCGTTGATATTGATGGCACATTGATCGCTGGCGGTCAAGGCATTCAAAAGAACGTGGATTATGTGAACGCGCTTTACGAGAAGTTCTTTATTTATATCGTGACTGGTCGTGGTGAAGATGAGCAAGATAAGACGGTTGCACAGTTGGCTGAGGCTGGAGTCAAATACGATGACATCGAGTTCAACGAGGATTTAAGTATCCCAACGCCTGAGTACAAGGGCAATAAGGCTGCGGACATCCTGTCTGAACAGAGTGTGGTTTTGGCAATAGATAATGATCCTGCTGCACGTCGAGCATATTTTGATTTAGGTATCAAAACCCTTGACCCGAAGCGAATCAAAACTGGCGATATGCCTGTGTTGCGTGAGGCACCAGCGTTCCATCGTCAGCGTGAACAGGACTTTGGTAATGTTTCTCATATGACTGAACAGGTTGAAACACGCAGAGTTACCGTATCCGATTTTGAGTTGCGGGCTAACGAGTCCGGTGACGGTATGTCGTTCACAGGTTATGCAGCTGTATTCAACTCACCATCCGAACCATTACCGTTCATTGAAACTATTGCGCCTGGTGCATTCGCACGTTCATTGAAGGCACGAAACAATATTCGGATGTACATGAATCATGACTCATCAATGTTGTTGGCAACTACCCGCGCAAAAACTTTGCGTTTGCAGGAAGACTCAAAGGGTTTGTTGGCTTCGGCTGATTTGCCTGAAACTTCAGTTGGTAAAGACCTATCAATTTTGATGAAGCGTGGTGACGTGACCTCAATGTCGTTTGGGTTTACTGTTCCTTCTGGTGGTGACCGTTGGTCTGAAGATGGAATGAACCGTGAACTACGTCAAATCAAACTGTTTGAAGTTTCTGTTGTGACAGGGTTCCCAGCGTATTCGGCAACATCTGCACAGGTTCGCAGTTTTGATGCGCTTGCTACTCGTACCGGTGTTGATGCTGATCGTCTTGCTGACGCAATCTTGGTGTTGGAATCAGGTCAAACTTTGTCACCGGATCAGGGTGCGTTGTTGCGTGAAACTGTTGCAAAGTTGGAACCAACACCAACTGAACCACCTGCGGTAGTTGGCCTCATGGCTAAGCATCTTGAACTAATCAAGAATTTCTAGTACTCTTTCAGTACTGCGTCCAACGCGAGGAGCCTCCTTGGATGTTGCTGTGTACGGAGCCGTACCAGGTTTAAGTTAAATCCCTGCGTATCCAAACACTCAACATTCATCCCTAACGGGAGAAGGAACACATCATGAAAGAATATATTGACCGTCAGGTTGAGATTCGCAATCGTGCATGGGAAGAAGCCAAGTCAATCTTGGACAAAGCCACCGCAGAAAAGCGTGACCTCTCAGCAGAAGAAACCCAAACCTACGAGCGCATCTCAAAGGAACTGGACGAGCGTGGACAGACCATCGCAAAACTTCGTGAAGACGAAGCTCGCGAACTCCGCCTCGATGCAGCAACCCGCGATATCGCATCACAGGCACGTCCACAGGAATCATCCGCACCAGTTGCAGATGATGCTGCATTCATCCGTTCACTTGTATCGGGTGAGCGTCGCAGTCACACGTTTGAACGTCGTGACATCACCAAGGGTTCAGCAGGCGCACCTGTTCCAACCTCGTTCTACAACCAAGTAATTGCACAGGCTCGCCTTGTTGCACCTATCTTGCAAGTAGCAACTGTGTTGAACACAGCCGGTGGCGAAAACCTTCAAATCCCTTCGCAGTACAGCTGGTCAACAGCTGCGTTGCCAGGTGAAGGAACCGCAATCAGCGAGTCCGATCCACAGTTCAACTCGTTCATCACCTTGAATGCTTACAAGTATTCATTCTTGACCCAGTTGACAACGGAACTTATCGAAGACTCTGGTGTTGACATCCTCGGCTTCTTGGCAGAACAGACTGGTAACGCTCTTGGTTACGCAGTAGGTTCGGCTTTGACAGTCGGTTCAGGAACCAACCAGCCAAAGGGCATCGTCACAGCATCAGCTGTGGGTGGTACCGCAGGCACCGCAACAGCATTCACAGCTGACAACCTCATTGACTTGATGTACAGCCTTGATGGTGCAGCTCGCAACCTTCCTGGTTGTGGTTGGATGATGAACGGCAAGTCAATCGGTCAGGTTCGCAAGTTGAAGGACACCGCAGGAAACTATGTGTTCCAGCCAGCCCTTTCAATGGAATCCCCAGACATGCTGCTTGGTAAGCCAATCTACGAAAACCCTTCAATGGTTGACGTAGCAACGACCACCAAGTCAGTTATCTTCGGTCACCTACCTTCGTACTACGTACGTACGGTTGGCGGTCTGAAGTTGGAGCGCAGCGATGACTACGCATTCAACGCTGGTCTTGTTACCTTCCGCGCCACATGGCGTGTGGATGGCAACTTGCCACAGACATCACACATCAAGCACCTCCTACAACCATAAGTTGAAGGTAGTGCAACCGATAGCAATATCGGTGTAAGTTTGAGGGTAGGTCGAACACGCAGGGCGACCTACCCTCATTTCTTTTTATACCCTGCGACCTGCGAAGGAGAGAATGGTGGGCAATGCTCGTAATCGTCAAGAACACACCGGTCGAGTTACCAGACCTAGAGGCGGAGATATTGCTCCGGTGGGGAATAGCGCACTTGCCAGAGCGGGCAGATTTGCCAATTCAGACGCGCTTCGAATCCTCTGGTACAGCAATGCTCCCTTTGCGCCAACAGGCTACGGGACGCAAACCGCGCAAACCGTCGCAAGGCTCATCAAAGACCAACACGAAGTAGCGATCCATGCGATGTATGGCATTGAAGGTATTTCTTCAATGTGGAATGGTGTAAAACTTTATCCGCGTGGAATGTCTGCGTATAGCGATGACATTATGGTTGCGCATTGGATGG